TTTGAGATTCTTTTACTGTTAGCGCAAAATGCTGGAATGGTATTTAGCAAGGAGACAATATATAATATTGTTTGGAAAGAGCCATATTTTGGTGATTATAATATTGTCATGAGCCATATCCGCAACCTGCGTGGAAAAATAGAAGATAATCCAAGTAAACTGATTTACATACAGACTGTATGGGGAGTAGGGTATCGCTTCAATAAAAATTTAAGCAGTGGTCTGTAAGTTATAGTCCAGATCACTGCTTATTTTTCTTTTTTAACACCCAAGAGATATTCACAAGATACATGAAAAAATTCTGCCAGAGCCACTACTTCATAATCCGGTACAAAGCGTGTCCCTTGTTCAATGCGTAATACAGTCAAATCACTAAATTCATATCCGGCAAGCTGGAGCTGTTCTGCTAATGCTTTTTGTGATATGTGTTTTTCAGTTCGTAATTCCCTTACTCGTTGCCCAATAAGGTTTTTGGAATTGTTTCCTTTATTCCAGTAAATCTTCATTCAAATACCAACTTTCTAAAGATGAAGTGCTACATGATTGATTTTACGGAATAATGTTGATAATATACTTCTAAAGATGAAGTATAAGAAAATAAATTTATTTGATGTAATCTTGGGATTGATAATACTGACTGCAAAATGCAATACTTATATGGAAAGGTGGATACAAAATGAACGAAGTATTTGAAACAGTAGCAGAGGTATTGGAGGAGCTTAGAAGCGAAGCAGAAGAACGAGAGTATTCTGTTCACACAAATGAATCGGAAAATGCAGATAAAGCATTGGAAAAGGCGAATCGGGAATATGAAACGGTGTTGGCTGAGCTTTCTGCAGAGCACAGAGAATTTTTTGAAAATTATATGGATATAGTGGATCAAGCTCATTTTCAAGAAGAACAAAGAGCCTACTATCAGGGGATGGTAGATGTAATGCAGATATTTGACGGACTGGGGATTTTAAAGGAAAGAAACAAAGTGAAAGAAGTGCTTATGCATATCAAAAAATAGTTCAAACAGGGTGGATGGCTTACCGGGAAGCTGACCACCCTGTTTTTCTTCAGAATAATTCAGAAATAATCTAGAAAAAATCGAAATCTTTCTGCTATTCTGTCTCATGGGTTTTATATGTACGAAGATAGGCTTCCACAAGTGCAAGAATAGTGGTGATCTGATCGTCCGTACATTCTGAAAGATAAACCAGCAGCCTTTGGTAATCCAGATTATCGGTTGGAGCTGCCGGATAAAAAAACGGATCGGCAGAGATATGTAAAGCACGAATGAGTTGTCCGAGTTTTTCAAGACTTGGAACATTGCCATGATTTTCAATCTCTTTGATATATCTTGATGAGACACCGGATTTTTCGGATAACTCATCATAAGTCAGCTTTTGGTCTAATCTGGCTTTCTTCAGGCGAACCCCCATGTCTTTATCAATTTTCTTAGATTTAGCCATATCATGCACCTCCGTATATAGTGTATAGTTCACCATTTAAAAAGAAATGAACTAATAAAGCACTAAAACAGAGGGATATAGCACACTTTACTGAAAAAATAAGAAACTTTGGATATTGCATTAAAAAAACGCAATGTTCAAAGGTTTTTTCACATGCTTTTTTATCCTTTGAATGTGTTTGGGAGAGTTATGTATTCTGAACCGTTGAAAGGATATTTTTGTATTTGGAAAATACTGTACCATTTAGTGCGTGGAAGGACAGGTAAATAGGTTGTATTTTAAGTAATGCGGCAAATTCTACAATTGAAAGTGCATTATATACACTCGCAAAATGTGGAGAAAATTTAATATCAGCTATAAACAGCGTCCTGTGGGTGTGTGCCTGCGAGGACGTTTTTTGTATACAGAAAAATTTCTATAAAAATTTTTCAATCCACCCGAACATCTCCCCGGTTTCATTTGGGAGATACACCGGAAGGGAAAAAAGGCAAATGCCTTGTCATTCGGAACGGGAGGAGGTGAACTCGTATGGGGCAACCTTCTTCTAAGGATGAAATGACTGTCAGGCATCAGTTTGACCGTTTGTGCCAGATGGCATTAAAAGGCGAAGCTGTCAATTATTACAAGCACATGGACTATCGCAGAAAACACGAAGTCACATTCTCTGAACTGTCAGAAAAGGAGTTGAGCAAATTATTTACTATGGATGAGTACGGAACAGAAAATCATCATTTTGAAGTGCATGGCTATGATATTGAAGTAAAAAATACTTTGATTGCGGAAGCATTAAAAGAACTTACGGAAAGAAAAAGGAATGTTATTTTACTTTCCTATTTCATGGAGATGAGCGATGCAGATATTGCAAGAGAAATGAATCTGGTTCGCAGTACCATTCATGAACACAGAACACGCTCACTGGAAATTTTGAGAAAGATTATGGAAGGAATAGCAGATGAAAAAGATGTCTAAAACCAGAAACAAAGAAAATTTGTTGCCTTTCCATATTATAAAGGCAGCATCAGAGGGCGATGTGAGTGCAATCAATGCCGTGTTAAAACATTATGAAGGGTACATAATCAAATTGTCCACAAGAAAGCTGTATGACGAAAGTGGACAGGTACATTACTGCATTGATGAAACGCTGCGTCGCAGATTAGAAACAAAGCTGATCACAAAGATATTGGCTTTTGAAGTTGCATAACAGGCGGTTAGCATTGTCCCTTTCCATTCGCTGATTGTTGCGTATGCACCCCGTACCTTGACAACTGAATATTTTTGCATACAGGACGTGAGAATATGCTGAGCCACTAGGTAGATTCGCCAAGATGTACCTGCTCTTTGATAGGAGTGAATGTGAGGAAATGTTGAAACATTACATTGAAGCAAAGGTATGGAGCGAGAAGATCTGACAAAATGTGTGGCAGTAACACAGGGCGATGAAGCATATCCGTGATAATGATACTTCCGGATTGTAAGGAAATTTGCAGTCCGGTCAATTTGAATGACGGTGCAAGACCGATGTGGGCAGAGTAATGACCTGCCACCTGTATTGCTTGTTTATCTGCCTATGAGAGCCTGCAATGGGGGGGGTGTCATTGGCAGATAAAGTGCTGCCTATTTTAAAAATTTGGAGGTGTTCATAATAAATAATATAGAAGAAAGAGTAAAGGGCAAGATGGTTCCAATCTGGGAGAAGTATATGCTGACGGTTGACGAAGCAGTTCAATATTTTGGAATTGGTGAAAAGAAGATAAGGATGCTGATTTCTGAAAATACTGATATTGATTATTGTTTTACGGTGCAGGTTGGGAATAAATCGTTGATTAATCGGCTTAAATTTGAAGAATTTCTTAATCAAACCACTTCCTTGTAGAAATGAAAAATACAAAACTTTATCACTTTAAAGTGGTAAATGCCACCCTGGTATGATATAATATGGTTGTCGTGCTAGGGATTCTTCGTAGAAAGGAGCAAAGACGTTTGAGTGAAAGAAATCGCAATCAGAAAAGACGTGATAAAAAAGGACGTATTTTACGAAACGGAGAAAGCCAGCGAGCGGATGGAAGATATGCATTTGTTTATACAGACTGCTTTGGAAAACAGAAATTTGTTTACAGTTGGAAGTTGGAATCGACAGATCCTCTTCCGGTAGGAAGAAGACCTTGCCAGTCACTTAGAGAAAAGGAAAAAGTCATATTAAGGGATATAAATGATGGCATTACTCCTTATGGTGATAATTTGACAGTTCTTGAGTTGGTAAAAAAGTATATTGCTCAGAAGACTGGGGTTCGCCATAATACAGCTGCGAATTATAATTTTGTTATCAACATTATTAAGAAAGAGGAATTTGGAGCATTAAGGATTGATAAGGTAAAACTATCAAATGCAAAAGCATGGTTGATTAAGCTTCAGGCAGATGGTAGGGGATACAGCACCATTCATTCAGTTCGTGGAGTGGTAAGACCTGCTTTTCAAATGGCTGTAGATGATGATTTGATTCGTAAAAATCCGTTCGAGTTTCAACTATGTACAGTAGTTGTAAACGATAGTGTAACAAGAGAAGCCATAATCAGAAAACAAGAAAGAAAGTTCTTGGAATTTATTAAGAATGATGAGCATTATAAACGATACTATGATGGTATGTTTATCCTCTTTAAAACCGGACTTCGTATTTCAGAGTTCTGCGGATTGACACTTTCCGATATTGATTTTGAAGAAAAGCAAATCAGTGTAAATCATCAGCTTCAAAGAATCAGAGATATGAAGTATGTTATTGAAGATACCAAAACGTCAAGTGGAACTAGAATCATTCCTATGACTGAGGAAGTGTATGAATGTTTTAAGTGTATTGTTGAAAATCGTAAAAAGCCCAAGAAAGAACCTGTGATTGATGGATATAAGGGATTTCTGTTTTTAGATAAGAAGGATATGCCGGAAGTTGCTTTACATTGGGAAAAACATTTTGAGTGGGCATTGGCTAAGCATAATCGAATCTATAAAGAGCAGTTACCAAAAATCACGCCGCATGTTTGCAGGCATACCTACTGCAGCAATATGGCAAAAAGCGGGATGAATCCCAAGACACTTCAATATTTAATGGGGCATTCTGATATAGGAGTTACATTGAATACATATACGCATCTGGGAGCAGAGGATGCCAAGGAAGAACTTGGCAAATATGCTAAGATGGCTTAAAAGATTAAGAAAATTGATACAACTAAAAGATAACCTAAGTGGAAAAAGTCTTTAGTAAAATGAAAAAATTAAGCTGTTTTACTAAGATTTTTACTAAATTTGGATGACAAAATATACGAATTTATGCCACGATATGCGACGAAAACAAAGAAAATACTCTATCACAGCAAATCGTAGAAAGTGGCGTAAAATCAAGGAAAATCAGCATTTTCAAGGAGTTTTTAAGGCATGATTAAAATATTATTCATTTGCCACGGCAATGTTTAATGGATGCCGTGAAAACCTTGATTTTAAAGGATTTCTTGGGAATTAACCAATAATTTACACCTTATTTATACCTTTGGAAGGCTGGATCGGAATAATAGAGAAAATAAAGAAATAGATAAATACAACAGGAACAGATTTTGTCATATTGGAAATATTGATACAAACGGCGAAGTGTTAGGATAAGCACTTCGCCATTTTTATGGTATAATATTCTGGAAGAAGAGTTAATATCTAAATTTGCTATTTGATGAAGTCCAGCTAATAAATGTCAATAGTTAAATGAAAAAAATTGCTATTATTTTCTGGCTAAAAAGGGTAGACGTCCCCCTTGGTGAAAATGTCGTTCTTTTGAAAGATATTGATTCGTTGGATGTACAGTATTTTATGCAGCCATGTCGC